AAATCGCCATCAAGTTACGGAACAAATTAATTAAGGAGAAAAAAATATGGCAAATGTAGTACCTTATGCTTTTAAACAAGGAATTCTAAAAGGACAGCATGATCTATCTGCTAACGATGCGTATTATCTAGCTCTGTTTACTTCTACTGCACCTTTCGCGGTAAGTGATTCTGTTTATACTTCTGCTGCTTCCAATCAAGTTGGTACAAGTGGAACAGCTTACAGTACAGATGGAAAAACTTGTGGTCAAGGAGTAGTGGCACAGACAGGAGATTATACAACAGTAGATTTTACAACTGATCCTACGTGGACATCTTCTTCAATCACAGCAAGAACAGGAGTGTTATATAAATACGTAGCGCCTGGTGGAACAACAGCTAATCAATATCTAGTAGCAATTTTAGATTTTGGAGCTGACATTACTTCTACGTCTGGTGATTTTAAAGTTACTTTTCCTAGTGCAACAGCAGGAAGTCCTTCAGGATCTGGAGCTTTATTAAGTATAACTGGAAACCCATAGGAATAATTAATGGCATTAGTTTTAAATGACAGAGTTAAAGAAACTAGTACAACTCAAGGCACAGGAACATTAAATCTTGCTGGAGCTTCAACTGGTTTTGTAACTTTTGTTGCAGGAATTGGAAACACTAATACGACTTATTATTGTATATCTGAACAAGGTAGTAATCTTTTTGAAGTAGGTCTTGGCACAGTAACTGACGCAACACCAGATACTCTTGCAAGAACTACAGTTATTACTAATTCTTCCGGCAACACTTCTAAAATAAATTTTAATGCAGGCGGTTCCAGCACGTTAGATGTGTTTTGTACTTTACCTGCAAGTAAAACTACCGACATGACATTAACAACAACAGGAGATGTTTTATATGCATCAGCAAATAATACTCCTGCAAGATTAGCATTGGGATCCGCTGGTCACATTTTACAAGTTAACTCTGGAGGAAATGCTCCCGAATGGGCAGCATCAAGTGGTGTTAGCTCTGGATTCGTTATTGCAATGTCAATCGCGCTCTAGTATAAGGAATAATTATGGCACAAAATTTTAAAAATTATGTTCAAGAAGCAATTGGTACGTCAGCCGTTGATGTTTTAGGTGGCGCAACAAATAGTATTGACTGTTTAATTAGTGTGAGAATGGCAAATATTTTAACAACAACAATAACAGTAGAAGCTTATATTGAAAGAGGTGGTACTAATTACTATCTAATTAAAAATGCGCCGATCGTAAGTGGCGGATCGCTTGAGCTGATAGACGGAGGAAGTAAAATTGTTCTTGCTTCTGGAGATCAACTGTATGCTAAATCAGATACAGCCTCATCTTTAGCAATTGTAGTAGGCGCAGTAGATGATATAAGTACGTAGGAGAATTCATGGCATATCTAGGAAACGCACCGAAACAAAATTTAAACACCATGAACTCTCAACAGTTCAACGGTGATAATTCAGAAACAAACTTTACACTTTCACAAAGTGTAGCCAACACAGCAGAAGTAGAAGTCTATGTTGGAAACGTTAGACAAGATCCATTTTCAGCTTATTCAATATCTGGTGGTACCACTTTAGCTTTTACAGCGGCCCCTCCAACAGGAACTTCAAATATTTATGTAGTGTTCCAAGGTAAGTCTTTAGGTAATGTTGAACCAGGAGCAAACAGTATTCAAGCAGGAATGATTTCTGCAATCAATGGTGGATATAAAAATTTAGCAACAGTTTCAGAATCAATAACAGTTGCTGCAACGGACAACATGATGTTATGTGGTCC